TCATGCCTCGGGACAAGCTGACCAAGTTGAAGGTATTGCACCGCAACATCGCCGGGGCCAATACACTCGTCAACAACATGTCGGGAGTGGTGGTCGGCAGCAACACGTTCTTCGACCCCACGCAGGCCACCGCCAGCATCACCGTCAGCAACTGTGTGTTCGCGGCTGGGGATACATGCGTCGTGTTCGTCGCTGACAACCTAGCTGGCGGAGGAAGTTCAGGTCCTACTACCTGTACGGTGGGTGGTTCCGGAACGACGTTGATAGTCGGCACTACGCAGAATGACCAAACCGCGGCATGTTTCACTCGCAGCAACATCACCGCCGGAAGCAAGTCGGTTGTCGTCGGTACATGGGGTGCCAATCCCACCGCCTGTGCTGCTGTCGTCGTTGCTGTCTCCGGGGCGAAGTCTGTGTCTTCGACGGATGGTTTTTCATCTGGGGAAGCCACGACCGCAGCCTTCGATACCGGTCTGACATCCGCCCTTCTGTTTGCCAATGAGTTCGCCATCGCTGCCGTGGGCTCGCAGAACACCGACTTGGTCGGCGGTATCACATGGGACCAAGGGTTTCTGAATGCCGCGAGCGGTCACGTTGGAACCCATTCCGGCGGCCCGCCGAACGACACCGTGCTTGACGTCGCCTTCCTGAAGCTCCTGAGCAACTCGCCCATCAAGGCCACTGGCACGCTTCCACAGGCCGTGGACAATGCTTCCATCATCGTCACCATCAAGCCCGCATGAACGACTCCAAAGAAGCCAAGAACATCAGCTTCGAAGAAGCCCTGAAACTCGTCTCCGATGTGGCGAGGAACGGCGAAGGCACGGCCCAGCTTCGTGCCCTGCAACTGGTCCTGAACCGTGAAGGCACCGCTGCCACCATCCCCGAGCCCTTGGGTGACGAGGAGAAGCTGGAGTTGATGTCGATGATGATGTCGAGCTTGGGCCAGATAGGTACCCAGTTCGCCTACCGCCGCGCCTTCCCCTACTCCAGACGTCCCATCAACCACGCCGCCGCCAAAATCGGCTTCGATGACCTGAGAGTTGACGAGACCGAACTCCCGGAGACGCTGAAGCAGTTGTACCGCATGTTCCCGGAGGTCAAACGCTCCGGCTACCCACCGAGCTACCCCGTGGGCAAGGGCATCGCCGTCAAGAAAGAATGGTGCCGGAGAGAAGCTAAGAAAATCCTGCTCGACAGGAAGCAGCACCAACTGGACGCCGCTGCCATGGAAGAAAAGGCCGACGATGAGACGCCCAATGCGCTCGAAGGCTAGGGACTACGGCTGGAACTCCGAGGTAGCTACCAAGTTGCTTCGGGACATGTGCCGCCGTGACTTCTGGCTCTTTTTCAAGATCTGCTTCGGAGCGTGGAACAATCCCAAGGGCAAGCGTTGGATTGACCCCGAAGTCCACAAGCCCATGGCCGACTGGTTCCAGAAGCACGTGGATGAATGGTTCGAATGGCGGCGTCAGGGCCTCAAGCTCCAGAAGCATCTTGCCATCCTGGTGCATCGTGAGATTGGCAAGACCACGCTCATGACGCGAGCCGGACAACTCTGGCTCCATCTCCGAGACCCTGAGATAGCAACCGCCACGGGAGCGGAGAAGGAAGACCTGGCGAAGAAGATGCTCGAGGCGATGAAGGCGGTTCTGGACGGTTCCGACCATCACGCCTGGTGGACCCAACTCTACGGGGACTGGTCAGGTCAGGCCCGCAAGTGGTCCGGGAAGGAGATCGTCCATGGGGCGAGGCGCAACACCTCTCGTCAGGACCCGTCGATGGTCATCTTCGGCGTCGAGACCTCCATCACCGGAAGTCACCCCGACGCCCTGTTCTACGATGACCCCATCTCCTACGAACGTCTCACGACCGACACCAACTGGCTTCAGACCGTCAACTCGCAGATAACGTCGCTGATTCCCGTGGTCCAGGGTGATGGCTTGGTGGTCTGGGTCGGGACTCGGTACGACGCTGAAGACCACTTCGGCGTGGGTTTCAGGAGTCAGGGTGTAGCGTCGGTATCGGGGATGGCGACGGATTCCATCCCCACCGACCCGGAGGGCAACATCCATGTCTACTTCCTCTCAGGGCGTGACAATGAAGGCAAGCCCACGACCCCGCTGGTCTGGCCTGAAGACCGGCTTCGCAGGTACCAGAAGTCAGACCCGCTCCGCTACGCGGCTCAGGTCATGAACGACCCCTCCATCAGTGAACTCAATCCCATCACGCGCGAGCAGATCATGCAATGCGCGGTGGAGAAGAAGGACGTCCCGTGGTCTTCACTGAGGTTCGCCATCTGCTGCGACACGGCGTTCTCGGACGGCACCAAGGTCACGAACAAGGACGAGACGGTCATGGTCATCCATGGCTATCCCAGAGACGGTTCTGGGGATGTGTTCATCATTGAAGGCTTTGGGAACCCGACGATGCGGGCAGAGGACTTCGGCAAGTTGCTGGTCTCCACGGTCCAGCGTTACCGGAGGCAGGGACTTCGTATCTTTGCCATCACGGATGAGAAGACCCGTGCCGGGAAGAAAGACTCGTGGAGACTGGCGCTTGCCAACTTCTTCGCCGACGTGAACGAGCCCATGCCCAACTTCATCCAGTTCGAGCGCGGGGCGACGAAGAAGTACGAGCGCCTCCACACTGCGACCACGTTCTGGGTTGACGGCCACGTGCGCTGGGTGAAGGGCGCTCCCGGCGTGGACAGGCTCTGCGAGCAGATGGCTCGTATCGGCCAATATGCCGTCAACCCGAGACTCAAGATCGACTGGGCTGATGCTCATTCCGACGCCTTCCAGCCAGAACTCTACTCGCCGATGCGGAGGCGGGAGCAGCACACCCCATGGGACCGGGGTGCGACACCCATCCACGTGGACGGCATGAACCCCGATGACTTCGACGACCGACGTCGGTGGCAGGAGGAAGTGCCGAGGGAGCCGATACGATGAGGAAGCCATGAAGGACATAACCAAAGCCACGGCAGGCGCAGACGGTGCCCTGACCATATCGCGGTCCTCGAACCGCATCTACTCGCTCCGCACTACTTGCCGCTCCTGCAAGGGCAATCTGGTGATGGTGCTGGACTTGGGCGAGCAGTTCCTGGTCGGCTTCGTCTCCAACCCATTCGACCCCATGCTGCCGCGCGCGCCGCTCCATCTGGTCCGTTGCTCGAGCTGTGGGCTCCTCCAGTTGCTGCACACGGTCGACCACGACCGGCTGTTCCGTACCTACTGGTACCGGTCATCGGTCAACCAGAGCATGAGGCTGGCGCTGGACGACTTGGTCTCGGATGCCCTGAACTTTGTCTCCGAGGGCACATGGCTCGACATCGGTGCCAACGATGGATACCTGCTGTCCAAGGTCCCGGACAAGTTCAAGCGGATCGCCTGCGAGCCTGCGCACAGTTTCCAGGAAGACTTGCACAAGGTCGCCGACGTCGTCATCGGGGACTTCTTCTCCGCCGAGCACGACGCTCTGCAGTCAGGGCGTCAGGGGACGTGCGACGTCATCACCTCGGCGGCGATGTTCTACGACGTCGATGAGCCCGATGACTTCGTCTCCGACATCGCCAAGACGCTGGCTCCCGGTGGTGTCTGGGTCAACCAGTTGAACGACTCCCCGACCATGTTGGAGAAGAACGCCTTCGATGCCATCTGCCACGAGCACCTGTGCTACTACGACGTCCCGACGCTGGCGAAACTCTACGGACGCCATGGCCTCTCCATCATCTCCATGACCTACAACGAGGTGAATGGCGGCTCGGTACGTATCGTGGCGACCAAGCAGCCCAAGGTGGTCACCCCCATCTCCGTGGCTGGGTTCAAGCGGCCTACTGCTGGGGATTGCAGGCGGTTCGCCAACCGGGTCGCCAAGTGGCGTTCGACGATGCTCGACATGCTCCACGGCCCGATGTCGTTGACCGGGCAGACGTGGCTCTACGGGGCGTCGACCAAGGGCTCGGTGCTGCTCCAGTACCTCGATGCCAATGCCCACTTTGCCGGCATCGCGGACCGCAACCCGGCCAAGGAAGGGCTCTATCTCGCGGGGACGACGCTCTCCATCGTCAACGAGGAAGCGATGCGCTCTCAGTGTCCGAGGTACCTGATGGCACTGCCCTGGGCGTTCCGGGACGAGTTCGTCAAGCGCGAGCGGCAGTTGCTCGACTCCGGGACGACGTTCGTCTTCCCGCTTCCAGCAATCGAGCTAGTTCCATGAAAGTTGCCGTCCTGATCCCCAGCCGCGACCGCTATGCACAACTGGTGGTCGCTGCGACGTCGGTGCTGAACACCAGTGCTGCCGATGTTCTGGTCTACGTGGATGAAGACCAGTACCGCCAGTACCAGTTCGTG